TGGCAAAAAAGAAAGGGAGCGGAAACGCTCCTTTTTATGTTGCCGTAAGGCGGTGTCTTTCCAATCCTTTCACACCGCCCGTGTACATAGAAGGGAGGAATGGCAGATGCCGATGAAACCAAAGAAGCCGTGCAGACACCCCGGATGTCCGAAGCTGACAGACGGACTGTACTGCGAGGAGCATGAAGCACTGCACCGTGGTGACAGGGCGAGCAGCAACAAGCGTGGTTACAACAGGCAGTGGCAGAAGGCAAGGGCAAGATACCTGAAGGCACATCCTTTGTGTGTTCAGTGCTTAAAGGAAGGGCATGCGGTGACAGCAACCGTGGTCGATCATATCAGACCGCACCGTGGTGATCCCGTCCTGTTCTGGGACGAGAAGAACTGGCAGAGTCTTTGCAAGCCATGTCATGATAAAAAGACATGGAACGAAGATAACAATCCTGAGTATCGGTTCTGACGGCAGACCGTGGGGGTATCCGAATCTCTACCGTCTGAACCGCTGAAGACCGATGGCCCCCTTTGCGTGAATTTTCGCAGAATTAAACAGGGGGGATATAAAAAGGGTATGGTAATTTTCGCAGAATGTACTTAAAACACGGCAAAAAGGGGTATTTTCTTTTGCCGGAAAATTAGGAAAAAAGCATTATTTAAGGCTGGAAAACAGTGTAAAAACATTGTTTTTCCGGTCTTTTTTTGTGTGCCGGAAGGAGAGTGGAAAGGATGACGGACGCACAGGCAAAGCAGATCAATGAGATGCGGATGAAGGGGATGGGATATAAAGCCATCGGAATGGCAATCGGACTGTCCCGTGACATCGTAAGGAATTACTGCAAGAGACATAACCTTGCTGGATACGCCACGGTGGTTTCAAAAAATATGAAACTCATGGTGGATGGTAAAGAGGTGTGCCACTTCTGCGGTAATCCGATCACGCAGCCGAAGACCGGCAGACCGAGAAGGTTCTGCTGTGAAAAATGCAGAAGGGAATGGTGGAAGGCACACCCGGAAGCAGTGAAGAAAAGCAAGAAGGCTTCCTACACGCTTGTATGTGAGCAGTGCGGGAAGCCTTTCATTTCCTATGGAAACAAGAACAGAAAATACTGCGGCCGTGAATGTTATTTCCGGCACAGGTTTTTAGCAGAGGAGGATATGGAAGATGCAGTTTCAGAGTTATAAAATAGCAGACCTTATCCCGGCTTCCTATAATCCGAGGAAGAAGTTAAAACCGGGTGATAAGGAATATGAAAAAATCAAGAACTCCATTAAGGAGTTCGGTTATGTTGAGCCGATCATCATCAACTCAGACATGACCATTATTGGAGGTCACCAGAGAGCCACGGTCCTTGCAGACCTCGGATACACGGAAGTGGAATGTATCGTGGTCGATATCGACAAGACCAAGGAGAAGGCACTCAATGTAGCGCTCAATAAAATTACGGGCGAATGGAACAAGGAACTCCTGGCTGACCTTATCAAAGACCTTGAGGATTCGGATTTCGATGTCGGCATTACGGGTTTTGAACCACCGGAGATCGAACAACTTTTTAATTCCGTACATGATAAGAAGATCACGGAAGATGATTTTGATGTGGAAGCGGAGCTTGCAAAACCGACCGTGGCAAAGACAGGTGATGTATGGCTGCTTGGAAAGCACCGTGTCATCTGCGGTGATTCCATTCTGCCGGAAACTTACGATAAGCTGATGGATGGACAAAAAGCAAATCTTGTCCTGACGGATCCGCCATACAATGTAAATGTTGAGGAGACGGCCGGTAAGATCAAAAACGACAACATGCCGGATGAGGATTTCTATAAGTTCCTGTTTGCTGCATTTGTAAATATGGAGCAGTCAATGGAACAGGATGCTTCCATTTATGTATTCCATGCGGATACAGAGGGGCTGAATTTCAGAAAGGCATTCAAGGATGCCGGATTTTACCTTTCCGGGTGCTGCATCTGGAAGAAGAACGCACTGGTCCTTGGAAGAAGCCCGTACCAGTGGCAGCACGAGCCGTGTCTGTTCGGATGGAAGAAAGGCGGGAAGCACCAGTGGTATTCCGACAGGAAGCAGACCACCATCTGGGAATATGACCGTCCGAAGGCAAGCAAGGACCATCCGACCATGAAGCCTGTGGCGCTTATGGCATATCCGATCCAGAACTCCTGCATGAGCAACTGCATCGTGCTTGATCCGTTCCTTGGTTCCGGCTCTACGCTGATTGCCTGTGAGCAGACACACCGTATCTGCTATGGCATCGAACTGGATGAGAAGTTTGTGGATGTGATAGTAAACCGCTACATTGAACAGTGCGGTTCGGATGCGGATGTATTTGTGATCCGTGACGATATGAAAATTTCATATCAGCAATTATGCAGGGGAGGGCAGTATAATGAAACAGATGACCTTCCTTGATCTATGTTCCGGCATCGGCGGCTTCAGGCTCGGTCTTGAAACTGCCGGCCATAAATGCATCGGGTACTGTGAATATGATAAATTTGCAAGAGCCTCATATGAGGCAATGTACGATACGGAAGGAGAGTGGAAAGCTCATGATGTCACAAAACTCAAACCCGGAGATGTCCCCTATGCAGACATCTGGTGCTTCGGATTCCCATGCCAGGACATCTCCGTTGCCGGAAAACAGCGGGGACTGGTCGGAAAAAGAAGTGGAATATATTACAACATTATTGACCTCCTCAAAGGCAAAGAGGAAAGTGCTAAACCCTCATACCTACTTGTTGAGAACGTTAAGAACCTGTTATCGATCAATGCAGGATTCGACTTTGCCTCAGTTCTGTCTGAAATGGACGAAGCAGGGTATGACTGTCGGTGGCAGGTGCTTAACTCCAAAAACTTCGGAGTCCCGCAGAACCGTGAGCGTGTGTTCATTATCGCAAATCTTAGAAGCAGAGGTAGACGAGAAATATTACCTCTCACCGGAGAAAACGCAGCAGCTCTTAACCAGTTTATAGGAGGCATGCAGGGCTACCGTGTTTATGGGACGGACGGCATTTCCGCAACCCTTGTGGGGAATGCGGGCGGTGTCGGGGCCAAGACAGGGCTTTACTTTATCGACCAGAGTAATCATGATCCGAAAATCACGGATACGGCAAGATGCCTGACAGCGAGGTACACAGCCGGGATGACCAACCATACCGCCATGAACTCAGCCGTGCTGGAAGTCCACCCGGTGCTTACACCAGAGCGGATGGAGAAACGGCAGAACGGCAGAAGGATGAAAGAGGACGGAGAGCCGATGTTCACCCTGACCTCTCAGGACAGGCACGGTGTGTATGTCTGTGAAAAGGTGGATTCCGTCAAAGTAAAAAATGCCACGAAGGCAGGATATGAAGTGGCACGGGAAGGGGACGGTATCAACCTTGCCTACCCAGACAGCGAGACAAGAAGGGGACGTGTCGGAAAAGGATGCTCCCAGACACTGGACTGTTCCGGGCAGATGGGAACGCTCATGAGGGGCGGACGCATCAGACGGCTGACTCCGAGGGAATGCTTCCGCTTACAGGGATTTTCTGATGAGCTTTTTGACCGTGCCTTTGCCGTCAACTCCGATGCACAGCTTTATAAACAGGCCGGAAATGCAGTCACTGCAACGGTCGCTTATGCGGTTGCAATGTCACTTCCGGAGTCCAGAAGCTGACATTACATTTTCTTTTGGAAAGTACCATTATCTGCTTGACTATACGGGCATTCAGAGTGATATATGGTACTACCAAAAGGAAAGGAGACCAGCAGAATGAAAATTATTACAAACGCTGAGAACAGGAAAGAATTAGTAAAAGCCTTATCCGGACATTTCGGACAGAGGTCAGAATATCTTGGACCGCCATCCTTTGCATACCGCATCGGAAGCATCACGGTGGACAGGGACGCAAAGGTCATACTTGAAGATGACAGCATGGAAGACGAGGTGAGAAGGGTGCTTTTCCAGAATGACGTGGCAGAAGAGCCACAGGAAACACAGACGGAAGAACCGGAAGCAGAGATCAAAATACCGATCGGCAGCATGACACCGCAGGGCATCATCAACCTGATAAACATGATGCATTCCAAACAGTACCTTATCAACAGGTCAGTCGGAAGGGAGTGCATTTCCATAGCAGACAGCCTTGTAAATGCCCTTGCAGAAAGTACCTTCGAAGATACGGAGACGGCAGCAGGGTTCATTACGGAACAGGGCGGATGCAGCGGTGTTACCTTTGCAGACGGGAACATTGAGTTCACGGGATTTCCGCATACCGATGACATGATGGAATACTGCAGACTTGCATCGGCAATGGTAAAGAAAGCATCGGAACAGAAACGTGTGAATCCGAAACAGACCATTGAAGAGAATGAAAAATATTACATGAGGGCATGGCTGGTATCCATCGGATTTGGCGGGAGCGAAGGAAAGGAAACAAGGTCATTCTTTCTTAAGGGACTGAAAGGCCATACGGCATTCCGGACTCCGGAAGATGCGAAAAAGTGGAAAGCCAACCGTCGGGCAGAAAGGGGGGCAACGGTATGTTCAGAGTAAACAGACAGACACTTGAGAGACTGAGAAAGGAATATCCTGCGGGGACCAGGGTGGAGCTTATCCGCCTTGATGACCCCTACCGAAAGATCCCGTCAGGAACCATCGGAACGGTGGAATTTGTGGATGATGCAGGACAGTTCCACACGGTATGGGACGGACACGGGGCATTGGCGATGATCTATGGAGTGGATGAATGGAGAAAGGTAAAAGACTGATGGATAAGATTGTGACAGTATGTTATGGAAAAGAAGAATCATGGGAATCAAAAGAAGCCGCGGAGCAGTTCTTCCTTCGAGCCATGATGGAATCGGATGGCAACGAAAGGGAACGCTATACAAATATCTACATAAAACTGCAGATGGGGATGACCTTCTGCACAGATGAAGAATTTTAAAAGGGGAGAATGAAGTGAAAGAAGTCAGAGGAAAGCTGATGGCATTGATGAAAAAGCATCAGATGGATATAACGGAATTTTCGGAAAAATGTGGAATAAAGGAAGAACGGGTGGAACGGCTGCTTGGAGGCAGGGGAAAACCCAGCCATTTGGAGCGGATGTGTATCGCAGAAGCTTTTGGGATGACAGAGGAAGAGTTACAGGATATAGAACCGCTTTCTCAGACAGAGGTCAGGGAGGTGCAGACAGATGGCATTGAAAAAGTGATCGCAGAACGGCTTCAGGAGATCGTAAAGATTCATGGGATTGGAATTCCTGAACTTGCAGAACGATGTGGTTTAAAAAGACAGAGAGCAAAGAAACTTATGAATGGTGAAGTTAAGATGAGCATTGCAGAAGCAGTCAGCATCGCCAATGAATTTCAGGTTTCTTTGGAATATCTGTTAGGAAGATATCCATATCCGCTGCCAGCACCACAGACAGATGAAGAATGGTTGCTGTACGAAAAACTCGGACAAATGGATGAAAATGAAGCTCAGAAATATTTAGAAATGATGATGCCGATGAAAAGGGACTTGCTATAATTTACACAGGTTTCGGAACAAATCTTTGTGTAGTTTATGGGTGCGATATAACTGGATATATGTGTGTTTTAGAGCGAATATGTACCTACCGAAAGGGAAGAAAACAAACGGAGGTACAAGCCATGAACGAAAGGATTGCAAAACAGATCGAGGAAATGAAGAAACAGACCATCGGGGTCGAGGTTGAGATGAATAACATCCGAAGGGATAAGGCAGCAGAACTTGCAGCTACATTCTTTGGAACAGGAAGATTTGAAAACACAGCTTCCAGAAACGGATATCATACATGGTCAGCATGGGATGCAAACGGAAGGGAATGGAAATTCCAGAAGGATTGCAGCATTTCAGGACCGGATGATAAAAAATGCGAACTGGTCACACCGATCCTTCACTACGAAGACATCGAACTTCTCCAGGAACTGATAAGAAAGATCAGACACGCAGGAGCCAAGAGCGATGCCACAAGGGGATGCGGAGTCCACATCCACATCGGAGCAAACGGACACACACCGCAGACTTTACGAAACCTTGCAAATATCATGGCTGGACACGAGAATCTTTTAGCGGATGCCTTAAACCTTGACAGCTGGCGGATGAACCGCTACTGCAAAACCGTAGATTCAAGATTCCTTAAGGAACTCAACAAAAAGAAACCGAAAACGATGGCAGCATTGGCAGACATCTGGTACACGGCAAACGGAGCAAGCTATGGAAGGAATCAGCATTACAATGACAGCCGATACCATATGCTAAACTACCATGCCACTTTTACAAAGGGAACGGTCGAGTTCAGGCTTTTCCAATTTGATGCTCCGGCTGACGGAAAGCTGAACGGACTGCATGCGGGACAGCTGAAAAGCTACATCCAGCTCTGCCTTGCCATAAGCCAGATGGCAAAGGAAGTAAGGACGGCAAGCCCGAAACCGCAGCAGACAGAAAATCCGAAATATGCAATGAGGACATGGCTTTTACGCCTCGGATTCATCGGGGATGAATTCAAGACCGCAAGGGACATCCTTACAAAGAGACTTGCAGGAGACACCGCTTTTAGAAGCGGAAGGGCAGCTTGAAGGGCACAGCCTCCTGCCACCTTGGAGCATTGACCGCCATGTGCGGTCTTAAGGTGGTAGAAGGGTGTTCCCTTCAGAAAGGATGGAGCATTATGGAGAAAAGATATTACATTGCTTATGGCAGCAACCTGAATTTACGGCAGATGAAAATGCATTGTCCGACTGCAAAGGTCATGGGGACCGCAGTTATCAAGGATTACGAACTGATTTTCAAGGGAAGTCTTACAGGGGCATACCTTACGATTGAGCCGAAGGAAGGCAGCGAGGTTCCCGTTGCGGTCTGGACTGTTACCGAAGCAGATGAAGAGGCACTTGACCGTTATGAAGGATGCCCTGTCTTTTATTACAAAAAGGATATGGAACTGGATATCAGGGGAATACGGACAGGAAAAATAAGAAAAAGGAAATGCTTTGTGTATATCATGCACGAAGAGCGGAAAATCGGGATTCCTTCCCTTTCCTATGTAAGAACATGCCTTGAAGGGTATATCAGTTTCGGATTTGATGAGCATTATCTTTCCGAGGCACAGATCAGGGCGGTGAAGGAGGCAGGATATGAAGACTGAAACATTAAGAATAAGGATCTGCCCGAAATGCGGGGCAGGATACACACGGACACCTGCCCTTTCAAGGGAAGATAACCAGACGCTTATCTGTCCAGACTGTGGAACCCGTGAGGCACTTGCAAGCATGGGCGTGAGCAGGGAAGAACAGGAAGAAATTATAGAGACCATACACAGGTCAAACAGATAGCGGTTATGTAAAAAGGCTTCTTCGGGAGTCTTTTTTTGTTGCCATTTTTACAGGGAGGTGAGGACAGTGGCACAAAGAGGAAGAAAACCAAAGCCTACGGCAGTAAAGGTGCTTGAGGGCAATCCGGGCAAGAGAAGCCTTAATACGGGCGAACCAAAGCCGGAGAAAAAAGCCCCGCGCTGTCCGGCATGGCTTGAGGATGAGGCAAAGAAAGAATGGAGAAGGATGGCGAAACAGCTGGAGCATCTCGGCATCCTGACAGAAATAGATATGGCAGCATTCGCAGGATACTGTCAGGCATATGCGAGATGGAAAGAAGCAGAGGAGTTTATTACACAGCACGGGACCATCGTAAAGACCCCGAGCGGATACTGGCAGCAGGTACCGCAGGTATCCATCGCACAGACATATCTGAAGATCATGAATAAGTTCTGTGAGCAGTTCGGACTGACCCCGTCTGCAAGAAGCCGTATCTCCACGGACAGCGGGGAAGATAAGCAGAATGATGAAATGGAGCTTCTGCTTGTGAAAGGCGGTGCAGGATAATGTTTAATGAAGCAAAAGCAGATCATGCAGTCAATTTTATAAACTGCCTGAAACACACCAAAGGAAGGTGGCGGGGAGTTCCGTTTGAACTTCTCCCGTGGCAGGACGAGATCATCCGTACCCTTTATGGGACGGTAAAGCAAAACGGATACAGGCAGTATAATACCTGTTACTGTGAGATACCAAAGAAAAACGGAAAATCAGAGCTGGCAGCTGCCATTGCACTGTATATGACATGTGGTGACGGGGAGTGGGGAGCAGAGGTTTACGGCTGTGCTTCCGACAGGCAGCAGGCCTCCATTGTATTCGATGTTGCGGTGGATATGGTAGACCAGTGTCCGGCACTGAAAAAAAGGATCAAGCCCGTCATGTCCGTAAAAAGGCTTGTATATAAACCGACCAACAGCTTCTATCAGGTGCTGTCGGCAGAGGCGTACACCAAGCACGGTCTGAATGTCCATGCGGTCATCTTTGATGAGCTGCATGCACAGCCGAACCGGGAACTGTTCGATGTCATGACCAAAGGTTCTGGTGATGCCAGAACACAGCCATTGTTCTTCCTGATCACAACAGCCGGGACAGACAGGAATTCCGTGTGTTTTGAACAGCATCAGAAGGCTCTGGATATTATTGAAGGAAGAAAGATCGACCCGACTTTTTATCCGGTAATTTATGGGGCTTCTGATGAGGATGACTGGTCGAATGAGGATGTGTGGTATAAGGCAAATCCGTCACTTGGATACACGATTGACATTGAGAAAGTGCAGAATGCCTATATCAGTGCAAAAGAGAATGCAGCAGAGGAGAATGTGTTCCGGCAGCTCCGTCTGAATCAGTGGGTGAAACAGAGCACCCGGTGGATGCAGATGGATAAGTGGGATGCCTGTTCCTTTGCAGTGAATGAAGAAGAGCTTCTCGGAAGGGAATGCTATGGCGGACTTGATCTTTCAAGTTCCACGGATATCACGGCATTCGTGCTTGTGTTCCCTCCAAGGAATGATACGGAGAAATATGTGATCCTTCCGTATTTCTGGATACCAGAGGACAACATGAGGCTGCGTGTCCGAAGGGATCATGTCCCGTATGATGTCTGGGCAGCCGAAGGGTGTTTAAAGACCACGGAAGGAAATGTCATCCATTATGGATTTATCGAGCAGTTCATTGATGAACTTGGTACGAAATTTCATATTAAGGAAATCGCCTTTGACCGATGGGGAGCGGTACAGATGGTACAGAACCTTGAGGGCATGGGATTTACCGTTGTTCCTTTCGGACAGGGCTATAAGGATATGAGTCCACCGACCAAGGAGCTGATGAAGCTGACACTGGAAGGGCGGATCGCACA